ACTTCGTCACTTGGGTGGTCGTGGAAAGTGCGATTGCAGCGCCGTTCGTGGACCCGCTCCGGCGGGCCTTCGAACGGCGCTGGATTCTCCGCCGCGCCGAGCCTGGCAGTGACGAAGCCGCCGCCTTCGAATCCACGGAGAACTGGAACTCCAAGCTTGCTTATCTCCTCTCGTGTATCCCCTGCCTTGGATTCTGGGTGTCAGGAGCTACCACGGTGCTACTATCGGTGGCGTACGGGGCTGATTACCTTTTGATCTCATGGCTTGCCATGGCGGGGATCATCGGCTTGATCGGACGGTTTGACCGCAACTAGGGGTGTTCATGGGTTTGCCAGCGTTCGGAACGACGCTCGTGGCGTCAGCTTCGGTGCTGACCACGGCCCGTCACAACAACCCCAAGTACAGCGCGGTACAGAACCAGCTGTGGAACTACTACTACACGTTGGAAGAGTTCTCCGCCGCCGTCAACTACAAGGGCAACGCGCTGAGCCGCGTTCGGCTTCTCGCGGCGGAGCACATCCCCGGAGAACCAGAGCCGCTTCCCCTTCAGGAGGGCATCGCGGTTGACGCCGTGGCGCGCCTGGCCGGTGGTATCGGCGGTCAGTCCCAACTCATGAAGCTGATGGGCATCCACTTCAACGTCCCTGGGGAAGGCTGGCTTGTCGGCCAGACGGACGAATACGGGGACGATCTCTGGTCTGTGTATTCCGCCGACGAACTGAAGATCCGCGAAGGCGTCTACGTCCTGAAGGTGGGAGAGGCACAGAATGCGTGGATGCCGCTGGGCCCGGACAGCATGGTGGTTCGGTTCTGGCGTCCAGATGAGCGCTACTCCTACCGTGCCGCCTCCACCGCCTCCCACGCGCTTGGCGCGATGGGTGAGCTGGACCTCATCAATAAGCGCATTGTGGCGGAGACCGTCTCGCGTCTGGCGTCGAACGGCATCCTTCTCTACGACCGGGGGAAGCTGAGCTTCCCGCAGACGCCCAACCCCACCGGAGCCGAAGGACAGGACCCGTTCGCTCAGGTGCTGGTGGAAGTCGGATCGCGTGGCATCAAAGACCCTATGTCCGCCGAAGCCGCGCTGAAGCTTCCGATCGGTGTAGACCTTGGGGACGCCACGGACGTGAAGCTGTCAGACGTGATGATGACCCTAGACATGTCCAACCCCATCGATGACAAGCTGATCGGTCAGCGTGAGTCCGCGATCCGCCGTCTGGCAACCGCGCTGGACCTTCCGTCTGACCAGCTCCTCGGCGTCTCCGGAATGAACCACTGGGGAGCCGCCCAGGTGGAGGAGTCCGGTATCAAGCTCCACATCGCGCCGGACGCGGAGATGATCTGCCACGCGCTGACGAAGGGCTATCTCGTCCCGATGCTCCGCGCTGAAAGCGACGAACGCAGGGAAGACCTCCTTCGTGGGCCCAACGGCGGACGCATCATCATGTGGTACGACCCGTCCGAGATCGTGCAACGGCCGGACAAGTCCGCCGCTGCGGATGAAGCGTATGACCGGATGGAGATTAACGGCGTGGCGTACCGCCGGGAGAAGGGATTCTCCGAGTCGGACGCTCCTTCCGAAGGAGACCTGGAGGAGATGGCCGAGAAGCTGAGGCTCCGCGCCCAGGCTTCGGCTGTCCAGGTTCAGGAGACGATCGCTGAAGCGGACGAACCGGACCGCACGGAAACGACGGAGACCACCCAGGATTCGGAGAACCCCTCAGACACCGGAGCCACGGAGCCAGGGGAGGCGTCGTAATGGCTGAAGTACCGCTCCAGACCCTGGAGGAACTGGACCTCACGGCGGAAGAGTTTGAACAGCTCGTGGAACAGGGCATGACGCTTGTGGTGCTCCAGACCATGAGTTCCGAGGAAATCGAAGAAGCCCTGGCGGAAGGAGACCCCAGCGCGCTGGACGTACTCCTCACGATCTGGGCCGCGTTCGTGGCAGCGGAACTCCTCCCGGCGCTGGACCTCTCCATGGGGGATGCGGCCTTTGAGACCGTGCGGCGGCTGGCCGAAGCGGTGGGCAACCCGCTGACCCTGTTGGAGGACCAGCCTCTTGACACAGAGGCGTACCTTCTCCAGGCACAGAACCGCCTGGTGGGGATCGGGGACCACCTCTGGTTCGTAGCCCGGGAGCAACTGGCCGAAGGGCTCGCGGCGGGGGAGTCGCAACCGCAACTGGCTCAGCGTGTACGGGACGCCGTGGGGGTGGCGCTGCCACGTGCCCGCGTGATCGCCCGTACCGAGTCTCATGGGGCACGCAACGTGGCTGCCGTGGCGACGCTCCAGCGGTTCGAATCCGCTTACGCTCCGCCCGGCGTCATGCGCAAGCAATGGCAGGCCACCGAAGACGAACGGACCCGGCACACGCACCACGAAGCGGACGGCCAGACGGTCACCTTCAGTGACCCGTTCACTGTGGGGGGCTTCAGTCTGGCGTTTCCTGGTGATCCCGCCGGACCTCCACAAGAGGTCATCAACTGCCGATGTACCACGTACGCGGTCTTTGACCCCGCAGACCTGAACCTTACCGACAATGGCGCAATCATCACGCTGAACGCCGCCGCATATGAAGAAGGGGACGCCATGGCGGACCAGAGCAACACCCGTTATGTGACCGTTTCGGGACCCATCGTGCTGGGCGGCCAGAAGACCGGAGACCGGCGGCAATTCGACACGGACACCCTGGAGTGGCAAGACGAAGGCGCAACGCCGGAGTCTCTAGAGATCCCACTGGGGTACCAGTATGAACGAAGCCACGGTGGTAGCAGTGACAAGACCGCCCGCGTGGGTCGGCTGGACCGAATCGAACGCCGGGACGGCGAACTCTTCGCGCACGGCGTCATTGACCTGAAGGCCCCGTGGGGCCTGGAGGCGGCCACGCTCATGGGTACCCGGGAGAACCCCGGCATCCTGGCAGGCGTCTCCATCATCATCGATGAGAACCCGGAACTTCCCGGACTGACCGTGGAGTACCAGTTCGCAGACGGTTGTGAACTGGAGTCCGAAGACGGGGAGTTTGACCCGGCTTGCGCAGAGCCTGAGCGGACGATCGTGAAAGACGGCGCGCGGGTTCGGGCTGTGGACCTGGTGGACATCCCCGCCTTCGCTGGCGCGAGGCTGTACCTGGACGCCGAACTCCCGGATGACATCGAAGCCCCGGCGTTCGACAATGGCGAAGCTCTGACGGCATCGACGTACACGATCACGATCCCGGAGCTTCCGCCTGTGGAGTGGTTCGCGGAGCCAACCGAAGTCCCGGAAATCGGAGCCATCACGGTGACCGAAGACGGGCGGTTCTTCGGCTACCTGGCCCCGCGCCACGTGGCCCACCGGGGCTTTTCCAAGAAGCGGGTCACGGTCCCCGTGGGGAACGTGGACTACGGGATTTGGATGAGCCGGGCCACGCTCGTGGATGACGGCCAGGGCGGTTACGCCAAGATCGCCACGGGCCCGATCACCATGGATTGCGGCCACGCCCCCATGAGCAACGCGGTCAAAGGCGCGGCACGTCAACAGCACTACGACAACGCCTGTTCGGTGGTAGCCACCGCCCGCGTGGGAGAGAACTCCCGAGGTGTGTGGATCGCCGGAGCACTCATTCCGGGAATCACGCCGGACCAGGTGGCGCGGATGATGGCGTGCCAGCTCTCCGGTGACTGGGGTCCGCACCGTGAGAAGCCCGGGAAGCGTGAGCTTGCAGGAGCGCTCCTGGTTCCGCGTCCCGGATTCCCCACCGCCCACCACTCCTTCACGCTCCAAGGCGGGGAACTGGCACAGACCACGACCCCGGTCCGGTTCGGCACCTATGCCGGAGTGGATGAGCCGGTGGGGATGCGGGCGGCGGCGGACCTGATGGCGTCCCAGATCGGACGCGATCGTGAAACGCGCATGAAGGAGTTCGCCTACGAACTCCGGACGATCCTGAAGGGGGATTAGCGATGGGTTGCGCATGTGGCAAGAAGAAGGGCGGGATCTCCGTGTTTTCCACGGAGGAACAGGCCCGAATCGCCAAGCAACGGAACGTGAAAGTCCAGACTTCGGCCGGTTCTTCGAACGGCCGGAAGACGGACTGGGCATCCGTGAACACTCAGGCGGAGAAGGCCAACGCTTCATAACCTACGATTCGTAGGCGAATTTAGGATTTCGCCTACGAATCGTGTGTAGAATCCGAGTATCCACCCCGCTACGCAAAGGAAACGAAATGCCTAAGGACAATGAGGCGGGTCCGATCCTGCCAGATGGGGGCGAAGAGCTGGTGGCCGCTCTGGCGGCTGTCAACGACTCTGCCGAGCTGTCCAAGCTCCGTGACGAACTGGTCAAGCAGTTTGACACGCTCTACGCGAACGGGGAGGGTGTGACCGCTGAGAACTTCGGTCAGCTCGAAACCCTGAAGGGTCAGATCCTCGCAGTGAAGGAGCGCGACGCGGCACTGACCGCCGAGCGTGACGATCTCACCCAGCGGGCGGCGGCACTCCGCGACGCGATCAAGCCAGACCCGGAGCCTCAGGCGGACGACGCGGACAACGCGGCGGACGCTGACAAGGCGGAGGCCAAGGCGGAGGAAGCCCCGGTCCCTGTGGCCGCCGCTTCCCAGGAGGTCATCACGGCGGCTGTCACGGCGGCTGTGGGCGAGACCATGAAGGCGTTCGCGGCGGACTACCTGAAGCCGGACGCGGGCCTGAACCGCCGTCTTCGCCTGGGTGAGATCGCCCAGTACGCACCGGACGCGGAGGTTCACGAGGAGCGCACGGAGGCGGTTATCGTCGCTTCCGCTGACGTTCCCGGCTTCCAGCAAGGCGGACGCCTGGAGAACATCGGCCAGCTTGCGGAGGCAATGCACAAGCGGGCCCGGATGCTTCCCATCTCCCGCGACGGAGACCCGAACATCTTCCCCGTGGCTTCGCTCCAGCGTGAGTTCAACTTCACGCTGAATGAGAACTCCACGCCGGAGGACATGGATGCGGTGCTGAAGGCCGCTTCGGATGTGGACGTTCTGACCGCTGCGGGCGGTTGGTGCGCTCCGTCCGAAATCTCCTACGATTTCTTTAATGTCGTTTGTGAAGACGGCATGATTGACCTCCCCACGGTTGGACTCAACCGTGGTGGCGTCCAGTACCCCACCAGCCCTTCGTTCGGCGACCTGGCCGACATCGATGGAATCGTGTGGACCTGGACCGAAGCGGATGACATCGAAGCCGTGGATTCCGCTTCCATCTTCAAACCGTGCGTACGCGTAGAATGTCCTACTTTCGTAGACCGTCGCGCCGATTGCTACGGTTTCTGCGTTACCGCCGGTAACCTGGTGGACTACGCCTACCCGGAGCTGATCTCCAACTGGCTCCGCCTGGTGATGGCGATCCGTGCGCGCGCCACCAACGCCCGCATCATCGACATCATGTTGAACGGCGGCGGCTCGGGTGACGCCATCACGCCTTCCATCGCGGTCAACCACGCGGGTCTCCTCGGGGCTACCACGTCGGCGCTCCTCAGCTCCATTGAGCTGAGCGCAATCGACTACCGCGAGAAGTACTCCATGTGCGCCGAAGCCGTCCTGGAGGTCGTGCTTCCCCGCTGGGCCAACGCGGTCATCCGCGCCGACCTCGCGAACCGCGACGGCATCAACGTCTTCGGTGTCACGGACGCCATGATTGCCGACTGGTTCGACGTTCGCAACGTCCGCGTCCAGTTCGTTGGTGACTGGCAGGTGCGCGCCGCCGGAGACCCCGGTGCCGCAACGCCCGCCACCAACTGGCCGACCACGATGGACTACATGATCTTCGCCCCGGGCACGTTCGTCCGTGGCAACTCCATGTCCCTGGACCTGGGCGTTGTCCGTGACTCCGTGCTGAACGCGACGAACGACCACACCGCAGCCTGGACGGAGGATTGTTTCGCGATCCTCAAGCCGGGTCACGAGTCCCGCGTGGTGACCGTAGACATCTGCGGTTCCGGCGAGATCGGCTCGCGTTCCATCACCTGTGGCGCGTAAGCGGACCTGAGACGAAGAGAGGAGGTGAGCGGCTATGAGTCGTGGCCGGTTCAATATCGGAGGGGACGCACTGCCGTTCACTTCCCCGTCCTTCGGTTTGCTTTCCCCGGTGACCACACAACTGGAGACCGCTTCCACGAACAAGTGGAAGATGGGAATCCAGTGGCGCGCGATCTGTCCCGATGCTGATGGGACGTTCGGGGAATGCACCACGATTGACGGGGACGTGCTCCCCGCTGCCAAAGCGGAGACCTGGGACCAGGAGACGCGAGGCGCTACACCCATCACGGTGTACAGCCGTACCGACTGTGCGCCAGTCGGTGAATGGGACGACCTGTCCGAACGCAACCGGCAAGCGCTCCTTCGTTCGGAGGAACGCGAGCTAGAGCGAATCTTCTGGACGGGCGTCATTGAAGACGGCTCCACGGACGTGACCGCGTTCCCGCACCTTGCGGCAACCGCCAACGTCATCGATGGGGACGATCTTCTCCAGCCCGCCGCCACCGTGGTGACGGCAATTCCTCAGCCCATTGAAGTGGGCGTGGGGATGCTGGAAGACGCCATGCGGGATTGTTATCCCGGTGTCGCCACGCTCCACGTGCCGATCCGGCTCGGATCGCTCATGGCTGAAGCGGTGCTTCTCCGCCAGAACGGCGGGTCGTTGTTCACCACTTCGGCAGGGTCGAAAGTCGTTCTGGGCAACTACCCGGGAACCGCGCCTGACGGCACGGCCACCCCGGGAGTGACGTGGATCTTCGCTACGGGGAACGTGTTCTACCAGCGTGAACCCGCACCACACACGTTCCGTCCTGTCGAATCCTTCGATCGGGACGTGAACACGCTCAGCATGATTGCTGAGCGGACCTATGTCATCGGTTGGGATTGCTGCCTGATGGCTATCCCGATCCAGAACGGAGAGGACGTAACGCCGTGAGCGTATGCGCAAACCCGATCCGTGGTGAGGTAGCGCGGTTCACCCTCCTGAACGCGTGCGGCGTGCCAGTGACCGGAGACGGTTCGGCACAGGTCACCACGGACGCGTGGACCGAAATCACGGCCACGCCCAACTACGAGGACGGAACCCGGCTCCTCCAGCGGAAGGCGAACGGCCAGCCGTGCGTCAACGAACAGGAGCCTTCGTTCCTGAACTGGGTGGACCAGGTTACCAACCTCTGTACCCTGGACGTGGACCTGATCGCCCTGGTGTTTGGGGAGGACCCCATCGTTGACGGCTCGGAGTTCTCCGGCGTCACCTTCGGTTCGGGTCTCCTGAACGCTCGTTTCTCTAAGGAGATCTGGCAGCCTGTTGCTGGTGAAGACGCCTGCGACGCCGAAGGCAACCAACGGTGGATTTACTGGGCGTTCCCACACGAGTTCAACGCTCGTGTCCAGGAGCTGACCTTCACCAACGACGTGTTTACCTTCGGGTTCGCGTCGATGACGAAGCCAGCTTCTCCGCTGTGGAACATCGGGGACCCGTGGCTGGCCGACAGCCCCACGGCAACCTGGGACCCGGGCAAGCACTTTGCCTTCAACATCACCACGGTTCAGCCTCCGGAAGCCGCTTGCGGCGCTCTGGAGATTGAGAGCTGATAGGATGATGTGGCAGATGTAGCCCATCGCACGGGGAGCGCCGAACCAGTCACCGGGTTGGCGCTCCCCGGTCCATGAACGGGGGAGGAATGACCGAAGACGTGAAGATCCCGAGGATGCTCCACTTCGTGTGGCTGGGGAGTCCCATCCCAGAGCACATGCGCCGGAACGTGTCCGAGTGGCGGCGACTGAATCCGGATTGGGGTACCTACATCTGGACGGACAAGAACATCCCGGAGCTTCGCCACGCTGAGCTGTACCGCAACGCCAAGAAGCTGGTCCCGAAGGACGCGGTGTACCAGTTCCAGTCCGACATCATCCGGCTGGAACTCCTCTATGACTTCGGCGGATTCTACGCTGACACCGACACACGCCCGCTCCGGCCACTCCGTGACGCTCTCGGGGGCCTAGAGGTCTTCGCGGCGGCGGAGGACCGGAACTGGGTGGGGAACACGTACCTGGGCGCGACGC